ATCTGCTTTAACTGGTTGGTATAGTTTAACTTATCACGGCTAGGTATAATCTGATCTACAGGCATCTGTAGCCCCTTTGCCACTTCACGAAGAATGGCAGCGCGCCCATCAATACCGATGATGCTCATATCGACTTCGTTGCCGGTAGCATTGAGGAACTCGACACGGCGAACGTTGACAGTCTCACGGACAGCAAGGTTGGTAGCGCCACGTGGGATGATCTGCAGATCACCCTTGATCTCGTCATCCGGGTCATACCGCATGTTGTAGACAAACTGCCGACTGACAATTGGTTTAACAATGTCCATGTCGATGTGCATAACGACCTGACGTATACCCTTACCTGCAGCGCCCATAAGCATAGAAAGGCCGGACGACGTACGCCCTGCGCCCTGCACATTTGTGTCGCCATAGATGTAGGCTGGGATACCGGAATGATCGTCAGCCATGCGGCTGAACTTTTCATACACAGCCATCAGGGTTGTGGCGTTATCAGTGGGCTGATTAAACCGTACAGCTGGGGCAGAAGACCCAAGCGGGTCATTCAAGACCTGCCAAATCTTCCACGGGTGCATCTGTGTGATGTCTTCGTTAGGAGGAATACGTTCAAGGTTAACTTCAACTTGGGGGCCAGACGCAATCCCCATGTTATTAACCAGCGCACGGGCAGCAGCGTTACAAATACTCTGCAAATCTTCGATAATTTCGGGGATAGAACGCCCCCAAAACGCCCCTGGCATCTTGATAAACGAGGTTTTTGCGTAGGGTTTTTCGCCTAACGGGTCGTAATTAAGGGTAGATTTGATGATATAATTACCCACCATCCACACATTTGCGTCGTATTCGCGGTCCTCATCGGGGATTTCTTCCTCAGTCATACCCCAATCGCGTAACATTCTGCCGCTTACTTTACCCCAGAACTCAAGCGCATCGTACAAATCAGTCGGGCGCATCTCGGTATAGAACTTACGCTCTTCCTGTTCCCGCTCAAGATAGGTGGTATCTGCTACCCACGACTGAGAAGGTCCATCTTCAAGCACTTTGCGGATAGCTTGGTCATCATATCCTGGAGCGCCGATAAGATTAGCTAGATCAGTGCGTGTCAGCTTGTGGTGCTCAAACAGATACCCGTCATTAATGCGGGTAATACCTGGCTCAGGGTATATATTGAACGGACTAACCCGCTCAAACTCAGGAGCAAGGCGCTCTGCTGGCTCAACCAGCATCTTGCCATCGGGGCCACGATTATAGATTAGATGCCGCTGGCGGCGTACCACTGGCCCTTTAATAAAGGCACACGGAAACGTCACAAGATCAGTGATGAACTCATTGAACGCATCAACCCACCCACCTTGGGCAAACTGGTCATCAATGCGAATCTTCATGCGCTCGGAACGATTGGTAGCTTCTTGCAAAAGCTTGAACCTAAACTCCTGCTGCACAAGTTCTTTCATCTCAAGCATTTGAGACTTGGACGGTGCTTGCCCGGTTGCCTTGATCATCTGCATAACTTGTTCAGCAAATGCAGATTTAATCTGCTCCATCTGATCTGGAGCTAAATCAGGGATTGGCGTTGGTTGCATATCCCACGGAGGGGTACCAGCATCCAAGAGAATGTCACGCAGCCAGCTCTCAGCGGCTCGGCACTTTATCTCGGTCAGCATCATGTAGACGTCTGACCCGCCCTGATCACGGATAGCTTTCAGCTTATCAGGATCGTACTCCCCGTTACGCTGACGCATTGCGCGTAGCATAATCTGTTCGATGGGTTGCTTGGAAATACGTGCTGCGTCCCAGCACTCACGTAAATATGCGCCAAGCCCAAGAAGAACGTCACTCTGTTGTCTAGCTTGAAGTTCAGCATCCAGCCTTTGCTTTTCAGCACGATCAAGTTGTTCGTTGCTTACGACCCGCAAAACGCTGAGACCAGCCATACTTATCCCCTAAGAGTAACGATTACGTTAATGCTATTTGCGGACCCACTTGTCACGACTGGCTTGAGATACGCCGCGCTAGACTGGAACTCAAAGATAGCCGCAGCTGTAGCACTGAGTGCTGTACCAGCAGCAGACCGGTCTTTCATAGCAAAGAACGTCGTATTGTCGTTAGATGAGTTAAGCGCAACGGTAGCACCGCCAAATGTACCGGAAATCTGTACCGCAGCATTACGAGCCTGCCCATCGCGTACAGCAAATGCAACGAGAGTGTCGCCGGTAACGATGCCAGTCCAAATTACATACGGCACACCGTCTGCGGTTACTTTAACCGAGGGGGTAACTGTCGCCATGGAAATCCTCCTATTGCGCGTTTAGCGAACAATAGACCAAATTACACAATACCGCAACACCATAAAAGGTTCCCTGTGCGGATGGGCTTAGCACAGGGAACCAAGTTGGGAGTGGAGCAGGGCGGGGAGAACGCCCTAAGTCAATATGACACAACATAACACAACGTGCAAGTTAGAACTTCTTTGAGTATCCAATGCTTAATGAACGGTCTGTCTTACCGTCTTCTCTATTGCGCCCATAAGTTAGGGACACTTCTGAGTCTTTACCCAAATCACGACTAACGGAAATTTCGTTAACGCCGCCACGTGTATAAGTTTTATTACCGTCCTGACCCTGCACTTTAACCTTGGAGTAGTCTACACCTACACCGATATTAAAGCCGCCAACGGGTACATTCACGCTGCCCCTGCCTCCAACGCCGGAAACTCTGTTAACATTTCCGGGGCCAGAAATTCCAGTTGGTATAGACCCGCCACTAACAGAGACAGTCTTTGGGCCAGAATCTTCCTCGGAAGAATCATCTGCCTCAACAACTCCGCCTTTTTTATAGGACTTGAGTTTGCTACTGCTGCAAACCCGCGACAAAGATTTATTAGAATAGGTTTTCATACTAACCTCCGTGTGATATGCTAGGCATATCATGTCCAACCAACTGAAGCAATCGGCTTAATATCCCTACGCGCCACAACATACCCACCATCACTCACGGTAGAAATATGCAGCATAAGATATTGAAGTGCCTCGGCTACGTGACTGTGCTTGTTCTTATCAATGTCACTGTCGCCCTTGGGCTTGAACCTGTACCCGCCCATCATGGCAGCTTTAAGCTGAGTGCAGCTAGGGTCCACAAGGAACGCGGGGTCACCGTCAACCTGCCGCATCAGGTAGTCGTCCACGGAACTTATCCGCGCAGACACGTTGTTGGTCTTAGCCGGTATTACTTTGAACCCTTCAGCTTTAATAATATCGACTGCGCTCCGTTCGTCGGTCTGCGCCCTCTGAACCCCAGCCGGGTCCGTTACTATAAGGACTGGTGCGCCGCTGAACTTCTCGAAGAGCAACGGTTTCAAAATCGTCCTTACGAAACGCTGTATCCCCATGTCAAAGCTTACAGCCTCCGCTAGCACAAGTGCGCGACCACGCGCATCCTGCTGACCAATGACCGCAGCTGGCGTTAACCCCAAGTCCATCCCAATCACGATGGGCCGAACCCCGGTTGATATATAACGCAACTTCTCCCTAGCCATGTGGTATTCCGGCCTGAAGTATTTATACACAGGCATCCCGGCAGAACTCATCCCGTACTCGCCGTCGATGTACACCCGGATATATTCTTCCGACCGACCCTGCGTATCGTAGTACCCATCCGGCAAATTCTCAATATTCTCCGCCAAATGCGTCCGTCCTGACGGCTGCTTGAAAATATCCCACCCGTTATTGTTGGGAGACACCCCATCTTTATGGTCAAGCCCCTCCATCTGGTAATACCACCACGTATCCATAGTCGGCGGGTTCGTATCACCCCACATCCCATGCCAAGTCGGCCCTCCGTCCTTCTTGGACGGGAAACGACCAATGCGCTTAGACATGGCGTCTATAATATCAGGGTGAATGTCCCTACACTCGTTGAACCAAGCGAACGTCAGCTCCAACGAGTTCAAATTTGCCACATCATCCGCGTCATCGAGCGCCCGAAACATAATCTCGCACTCAACATCCCCCACTTTGAAGAAATA